AAGGAATTCAAGGGGTTAGCTTAGGCTAACCCCTTTTCCGTTTCTACACTGTCAACGAAGTGTCAACGGCTCTCAAATCTTGATACTCTATTGCTCATGGCATATATCTATGGTCGTGGTGCAGTATGAAATTTGATCGAGCCTTCTCCCCAGAACTCAACGAATCTGTCACTCCCTACCAAGCACGAGAGCTCTACACGGACGAAGATAGTCCGTTCTTCGAGCAAAAGCTTCGGTTCCTCTGTGAAGATAAAGACTGTCGAGCCAAGCTGACGCCAGTCGGAATCTACATGACACGAAAGTCGAAGCGTGCGCTCCACTTCAGGGAAGATGAGCCCCACACCCTTCAATGCGAATATTGCGACGACAAGCTCGGTGGGAAACGTAATCCTGCCCCAGGTCAGCAAGAAGATGATTTCAAACTAACCAACTTTCCTACCGAGCTACTTCTTGACCCGCCAAAAAGAAAGCCTGGAAGCGGTGGCACAGCTACAGGGGGAGATGGGGGTGATGGTTCCGGGACGAAATCAACTGGCGGGGCTCCAGGCTCTGATGCCCCTCGTAAGACAAGTTCGAAAACCAGATATCTTGACCAAGTAGTTGACTGCTTTCTCTATGGAGATGAGTCCGCGAAGAATAATAAATTTACCATCGGGGACAAAACTAAGCCTTTCTCCAAGTTTTTCAAGTCCGTCAAATTCCTGGCTGACGGACAAGGCTACATTTACCATGGCGAAGTTAGCAGCTTAAAACCCTATAGCAATGCTGATTCATTGGGTATTAAGTTTACTGAAAAGCATTGGAGCCCCAACAAGAAACCTCATACGGTATGGGCTTACATTTCCAAAGAAACCATAGACAAATCTCGAAGGAAGAAATTCTTCCGTGCGGAAGTTCAGGAATTAGAAAAAGCCATCAACAATGGCGAGAAGGTACGCTGCTTCTTTGTTGGAACTAACCCATACATAAAGAGCAACCCAAGCCAGTTCAATGATGGAACATACGAGACCCTCAACGACGAACTCCAAAGCATTGATCACATCTCTTTCGTTTTTGAAAAAGACAATTAAATATTTGCTAATGGATTAAGAAATTTAGCCTCTTGCAAATGATCTGGGGCCAGATGGGCGTAACGTATAGTCATAGTTAAGCTCTGATGCCCCAATATTTTTTGCAAAACTAAAATATTGCCACCATTCATCACAAAATGAGATGCAAACGTGTGGCGTAGGACATGGGTCATTTGTCCATCAGGCAAAACTAGTCCGCATCGCTCAACCGCGTCCCTGAACGCTCCCCAGCAATACTGAAATAGCCGGTCTGTGCTACCTACGTCTTTTGCTTTCAACTCATCGTAGAGCCCCTCAGCGACAGGAACCGTTCTATTCTTGCCGCTCTTCGTGCCTGTGAACTGAAGGGACTGGTTGCGTAGCTGGCTTTTTCTCAGCCCCTCAGCTTCACCCCATCGCGCCCCAGTAGACAGACATATCTTTGCCACCAAGAGAGCATCCTTGTTCCGACAGTTTTCCAGCTCAGCTAGTAAGGTTTGGATCTGATCTACCGTCAACCATGACAGCTCTTTCTCCGGAATTTTGAACTGACGGACCATGGCCAAAGGGTTTTCTTTTTTCCAAAGCCCCAAACGCTTCAGTTCGTTGAAAACGCTCCGCAAGTATGCATGCTCACGGTTCATGTTGTTTGCAGTCACACCAGACTCCAAACGTTGAGCACGGTATTTAGCAAAATCTTCAGCAGAGAACCGATCTGCAACCGGATTCCCCATTGCCTCGGCCATTGCCAATAAGCGACGCAGGGTGTCAGCCGCAGACCTCAGGTTACAACCATGATGCTGATACCACAGTTCGATCAGCTCAGCCAGAGTACGCAAATCCCTTCTCTCTGGCTCCCACTCTGGGCTCTGAGCAACTTGTGACTTAACCCAGGCCTCCCACGCCAAAGCCTCGGACTTTAGGGGGAACGTTTTCCGAAACCGTTTCCCTCCACGCCCTCCTGGTTGAATATCAACCAACCACCCAGAATCACTTTTCTTTACAGCCACACACTCACCCTTCGCTATTATTCATACTCGTATACTTATTATGCATTTCAATTCTTTCTTTTAGCTTTTCCAGCTTCTTATCTAACTCACCATAACTCACACTTAATTTTCCCGGCTTCATTTTCTTCTCAATCGTCACCTTCATATCTTCAACCAAACCAACAAGAGCTTCAGTTCCCTCATAGTCGAACTCTTTTTCCGTTTCCAGCAATATCTCTGCCCGCCTTAAAGATTTCGATATTTTCAACTTGCTAATAAGCGAATCATATTTGATGACATCTGGCGTTGGTTTTGCGTTTCGACTCCCCAAACGAAGCTGACGGGCGGATTGAAGTTCAAAATCAGTAACCAGTTCTGATGGGGTTAGCCCACCGAGATCTTCACCGAGCTCTTCTTTCCACCAGTTCAGTACAAGTTCTCTCGCTTGCTGTCTTGCGGCGATAGCATCTTGGAAATAACGGACAGAGTTATCTTGCCCGCTCCCGCTATATGGGTAGCCGTCGGACTCGCGAGGAGCTACATGCCCATACTCAGGATCAGTCAACCCAGTCACAAGCCAGAAGGCGAATTGAGGCCACTGCTTTGACACTGCCTCAACCATCTCGGACGTCGCACGTTGCCGCGCTCGCCCAAAACTTTGCCACGTTGTTGCGGCGATACCGCTGATCTCCTCCAACTCCTTCCACCGCCGCACCTCGCTAGTTTTTTCCTTAATTATCAACATAATACGATCACCAAGAGTATCCATACCCCTCCCTCACCAATCACGATTCATGACAAATTATCCAGTTTGCCATGGACAAATTATCCATAGTGTTTGTAACATAAGTCCATCGACATACGTCACAAGATCCATTATGGGCGACAACATCAACTTCTCACAAATTCCCCTCGTAACCCCCGCTGTAGTGCCAGTCATGGACCGCGTCTCGTTTGCCCGGGCCATTGGCGTAACCGAAGGAGTGGTCGACGGCTGGATCGCCCGTGGATACATCCCTTGCACCCAAATTGGCCGTCATCGCTTGGTCAACCTCGCCGCACTCACCAAACGCTGCATCGACCAAGCTGAATTCCGCCTGTAGCCCCACAGAAACCCAAACCCCCCGAAAGGAAACCCATGAGCATCCCGCAAGAAGCAATCAAGCTGAACCTGAAACCTAACCAGTCCCTGCTGCGCGGCCGCGTCAATGTGATCCGCAAGGCCGAAGAGTTCTTCTACACCGAAGTCACCCTGCCGGCGCCTGACGAATACAGCCAGCCGGCAGTGGTCGAGATCCGCTCGCGCAAGCGCATCGGCCAGGCCGGTGACACCGTCGAATGCCTGGTCGGCTGCGGTGGCTACCGTGGCAAACCGTTCAACTACACCGACAAGGACACCGGCGAGCGCTTTACCCGTCGCCCGGTGGTCAACGCCTACCACGCGGTCGAGGAGTAAGAGCCATGGCGGCTTTGACCTCGGCCTCTGTTCAAGCCGCGCTCAAGGTGGCGGGAGAGGTACACGCGGAGTTCGCCAAGGGCTCCCATCCCTCCGCCCGCCTGCTGGCCGATCGCGCCTTCATCTCCACGTTCTTCGGCTACCTCGGCCCGGACATGGATTTCGCGACCGATCAGGAGCGCCGGCTCTTCACCCACCTCTCCAAGCAATTGGGTCTGCCCGACCCGCTCGTGCCGTATGGCCACAAGAAGGTGCACTGACATGCTGTCGAGTACTTCCGCTGCCAACCGTCGCAGTAGCTACCGGCAAGACGTTTCATTTGCTGAAGACTGCTTTTCGGTAGCACCTGCGCATTTGTCGCAGGTCGCCAAGCGGAAGTACTCGCGCACCTATTTCAGCTCGGACTTTGCCAAAGACGGCGATGCCCGCCGTACCGCGAACCTCGGCGCTCTTTCGTTTCGTGCCTTGATGGCGTCCAAGGACAGCAAACTGCGCTTGTCCTGGAGCCGTGAGGAACAAAACGAAAAGGCTGTCGAAGTCGTCAATCAACTGACCCGTCGGCTCGGCCGACACGGCGCTTATACACCTCCGCGCTATTGGCTGCCGTCGCTGATGGCATTGGCCAATCAGTACGGCGTCTATCTGTACGACGACCTCAACGCTTCCTCATACGCTCGCTTGATCGATCCTCCGGGTAAAAAGCAGGTCACCCCCGATTCCTTTCTCAAGCGGCTGCTGGACGAACAGTTCTGGCGCATGACGTTCCGCCGTGTGCTGCCGCAACTGGCGGAAACCCATGCTCGCGCGATGGGGCTGGTGAGCAAGACACAAGGACTTTATGTCTCGGATTACCAAGCCGATGCCCAACGTCGCCAAGCGGCTCGTTCGCGCGAATACCTGAAGAATTTGATCGTCACCAACGAGGATGGCTATTCGGAATCGGTACTGAAGTTCGCCGACAGCACGGTATCCAACCCGCGCAACCGTTACTCCGAATTGATGGTGCGCATGGCCGGCACCGAACGAATCGCCAAGGCGCTGGGTTTTACCGCCGTGTTCGTCACCTTGACCTGTCCGAGCCGCTTTCACGCCATCAAATTGCTTGGCAAACGCAAGACGCGCCCGAATGAGAAGTTCGACGGAGCCACGCCGGCTGATGGCCAACGCTATCTGACCCGCTATTGGGCGCTGGTACGCGCCCAATTCCACCGCCGGGGCATCAAGGTGTTCGGCTTTCGTATCGCCGAGCCGCATCACGACGGCACGCCGCATTGGCACCTGCTGCTGTATGTGCGTCCGGAGCACGCCGATGCGCTGTCCGAGCTGCTGACCGAGCACTACACCCGAGAAGACCAGACCGAGCTGCGTAACCGTCGCTCTGGCCTGCTGAAGACTTCGCGGCGGGTCAAGATCAAGTGGCTCGACCCAGAACGCTCGGCGACCGGCTACGTCGCCAAGTACATCGCCAAGAACGTCGACGGCTGCGGTTCGAACGGCGAATCGATCGGGATGAACTTCGACGGCCTGGACGCGCCGACCGCTGCCCAGCGCGTGAGGGCCTGGGCATCGCTGTGGCGCATCCGCCAGTTCCAGCAGATCGGTGGGGCGCCAGTCACGCTGTACCGAGAACTGCGTCGAATTGCCAACCTCGATAGCGCCGAGTTCGACTCCGACGTCCTCGACGCGGCCGTAGCCGCCGCCGACCAGGGCGACTGGGAAGCCTACGAGCACGCGCTCGGTTTCGGCTCCCCGCGCAAGGATCGTCTGCTGGAAGTGACGTGCGACGAAGAATTGCCGAACAAGTACGGCGAACTGGTTCGCAACAAGATCGTCGGCGTGGTCGACAAGACGGAGGGGGTGTTCGTCCGTTCTCGCCTGCACGAGTGGACGGTGGAACTCCGCACTGGCGGCCGCGAAGCGGATCGCCAGCTTGGATTCATGTGTAATAACTGTAACGACGCATCGCGCGATGGAACATCGCGCCACCACGAACCGCGCTCGCTTTCACTCGATTTCGAAGCCTTCGACTCCGACAACGATTTCCTCGACCCACCTCCGCCGTATGAGCCGCCCCCCTTTCTGATACGGAGGGCCGGCCATGCCTAGCTTCAGCACCGGCACAGTTCAAACCGTGCTTGTCTGCGCCACTGCGCCCGCCGAGGGCTTCACCGCGCTATCGCCTGTCAGCAGCGCGGGCGATGCCGTGTCGGTCTGCCCCGGCGGCGCGCAGCTATACACCCGCCAAGCCTACGTGCTCGATGCCAGCCAGCAACAGGCCGTCGACGCCGCCTTGGGGCCGTTCGACTACGGCTATGCCTCCGCATTGTGGACGCTCGCCTTCAGCACGGTCGTCGGCCTGTACTTCGTTTCTCACGGTATTTCGCTAGTCCTCAACATGATCCGTCGTGGCTAGCCATGCGTCCGGGCGCTTTCCCCGGGTTTTTCTCAAGGAGCTTCAAACCATGTTCAAAAAAATCGCCTTCCTCGCTGCGCTGTCCACCGTGGCTACTGGTGCCCTGGCTGCCGGCCCGGACCTGACTCCGCTCACCTCGGTGGTCGACTTCGGCACTGTCATCACCGCAGTGCTGGCGATCGCCGGTCTACTCGCCGGCGTCTACGTCGCCATCAAGGGTGCCAAGATCGTGATCGGCATGGTGCGCGGAGCGTAAGCCGACGCCCTTCGGGTAACCGGGGGGCGATGTCCCCCCATTTTTTCCTGACCGATCATGACCATCAATCAACTGTGGTACCTGCTGATCTTCGCCTGGGGAATTCTCTGCGGCTGGGCGGTGATCCAGGGGATGAGGAGCTGATATGCAACCTGAGATCCATCTCGCGTTTCTTTACCTCTTGGGCTGGATCGGCTTCCTGCTGCTTCTGTGCCTGATCGGGCTGTGGTGGAACAGCCGGTGAAACTGAAAATCGCTGCCCTGGTGGTGTGTTTGACGGTGCTGCCTGTACATGCCACCAATCTGATCTTCGACAGTAAGGGCAACATCATCGGCAGTTACGTCGCCGCCACGCCGGCGACTCAGGTCGATGCGTTGCGAGCCAAGGCTGCGCTCTCCGGCCTGGTTCAGCAGAACGCAGTGCAACGCGGCTTCAGCAACACCGATCCTCGGGTGATTAACACCGTATCCAAAGTTGGGACAACGGCAGTGGGGGCGGCAGCAGGAGGAGCCGCCGCCGTTGTCGTCGCAGGTGTGACAGCTCCAGCATGGGTATCCGTTATGGCGGTTGCAGCAGTAAGCACCGTCGTGACCTATGGGGTGACGGTGGCCCTCGACGGGGTGGTTAAGTGGGCGTTTGGTGATAACAGCACGGTCACCGTATCCGGCTCTCCCGGCGAAATGGCGTTCGATCAAATCCCGTTTGCCTCGGGGGCTGCCAGTAACTTCAAACCGGCAGCAATGCAAAAGGGGGGAGAAGCTTGGTGTGCCATGACCACCTCCGCCACCCCAATTTGCGCCGGCGATCCGGGCACAGCGATTTTTGGATACCTCAGCTCGTATGTCTGTGCCGGCACCTACCAATACCCTTACCGTTTTGATCCGTCACAGTGCAGTGCTCCCTATAGAGACGGGGATGGCTCGAAAACGGCCTGGACCAAAATCAACGTTACCGGTTCGACGGCCAACATTGGCTATGCCACCGCTTTCTTACAGTACGGGAGTTGGACTGAATTTAAGGGAGAAACTTTTACCTACGACGTGACAAAATCGGTCGCGGCCGCCGATTGTCCGGTTCTGAGTTACTCGGTTGGTGGCAAATGCACCTCGCTGGGCATCACCCCGACGTCGACCAGTTCGAGTGCCGATGGCGTCAAATCGCTCTCCGACGCTGTTAGCGGATTGCCCGATAGTGAGAAGTCCAAGCCGATCAACCCGGTCTTGCTTGCCGCGCTCGCCAACCAACTGTGGAAGCAGGCTGCCCAGCAGCCCGGTTACGACGGCATCCCCTACAGCAACATCCAACCGATCAGTGCGGCGGACGCGCAGGCATGGCAGCAGGCCAACGCCAGCTACTATCCGACCGTCGGTGACATGACAGCGCCGATGCCTTCGGCGGGTTCCGGAGCCACTGGCGGCAGCTCACCCTGGGCACCACTGCCACCGGACTCTACTGGCACGCCGGTCTCGCCAGATACGGGCACCGGCACAGTGACGCCGGGCGGTTCTACCGGTACCAATCCGGGTGCCGACCAGCCGCAACTCAACCTGGGCACGGATCCCGGCATCGGCGCGCCGTCGCTCGAGACGACACCGACCGCGCAAATGATCTTGGCGCCACTGCTCAACTTGCTGCCCGACTTCAAGCGCTTTACCACGCCTCAGCACTTGGCTGTCTGCCCCAAGCCGGAGTTCAACCTGTTCGGCAAGGTGATCGTCATGGATAGCCAGTGCACGATTGCGGAGGGGCAGCGTCAAGCGCTTTACCTGATCATGACCGTCGTGTGGGGCGTGGTCGCTGTTCTCATCATCCTATCCGCCTGAGTTCTCTATGTTCGGCATCGTCCTTTCCGCTCTGAACGCGGCACTGGCCTGGCTGGTGCGTTCCGTCCTGGTCAAGTTCGCGACCTATTTCGCCCTATGGTTCATCACCACTGAATTCATCCAGGTTCTGCAATCGGCCGGAGTGTTCCCGACCGCCGACAGCCTGACCGGTTCCCTTGGCGGGATCCCGGCGGCGGTGTGGTACTTCCTTGATCTGTTCGCCCTCAGCCAGGGACTGCCGATCGTGCTGGCGGCTGTCGCGACGCGCTTCATCATCCGCCGCATCCCGGTGATCGGATAATCTCATGGCAATCAATGCATATACCGGCCTGCAAGGCTCCGGCAAATCGTTTGAGGTGATGCGCTCGGTGGTGCTCGAGGCGATCTTTGCCGGCCGTAAAGTCGTAACCAACATCGACGGTATCAACGAGGAGCGCATCCACGCCTACCTGGTGAAGAAGCGTGAGGCCGATCCCGACAAGCTCGGCCATGTCGTCCACGTCAGCAATGCGCGGGTGAAGGAGCCGGCGTTCTTTCCCGACGAAGAACAGCCGGATGTGGTGTCGGTGGTCCAGCCCGGCGACATCGTGGCGATCGACGAAGCGTGGCGCTTCTGGGGTACGGACGGCGGCAAGTTCAGCCACGAGCACATGCAGTTTTTCCGCATGCACCGTCACTACACCCACCCGGACACCGGCGTGGCGTGCGACGTAGTGCTCATGACCCAGGACATCACCGGTCTGCACCGCAACCTGCGGAACGTGATCGAGTTCTCGTTCCTGATGACCAAGCTCAAGTCGCTGGGGCTTACCAAGATGTATCGGGTGCAGATCTATGAGGGCTGGAAGCAGAACAAGAAAACCCAAATCGACGTCCACAACAAGAAGTACGACTCCGAGATCTTCCCACTCTACAAGTCATATGCAGGCGGCCAGGGCAAGGAAAACGCGATCGACAAGCGTGCCAACATCCTGACCAACAAGAAGCTGTGGCTGATCGCGCTCGGGGTGGTTGCCTTCATCAGCTTCGGCATCTGGAACACTTGGCGTTTCTTTCATCGTACGCCTGCGGGTACACCGGCGCTGGCGGCCAAGGAGGCGTCGCAGCCGGCCAGTCAAGTAGCGCCGGCACAGCCTTCCCAACCCGTACAACCGACGTTCTCCGAGCGCTGGCGCGTAGTCGGGCAATTCAGCGCGAACGGGCAAAGCTGGGTCGTGATCGCCAATCAGCAGAACCGTGTGCGGCTCGAGTCGCCAAGCATGTTCAGCAACAGCGGTCTGTCAATAATCGGCGTGGTCGATGGCGCGCGCGTCACTACCTGGTCGGCGCCGCCAGCCGCGGCCCAGAGCTCGCTCGGCCTAGGAGTGCCGCGATGAAACGATCCCTCATCGTGCTTTCACTGTTGCTGGCCGTCAGTGCCCAAGCCGCACCGCCCCTCGTCACCAAGCCCCCGGCTCCGGTCGCACCAGCGGCGCAGCCCCCAGCACCGAAGTTCGACTTCCAGGGCGTCAACGTGGCGCAGGTGATCGCACTACTGTACGGGGAAGTGCTCAAGCAGCCGTATGTGCTCGATCCAAACGTACTCGGCGACCAGCGCCTAGTCTCGTTCCGCTTCGATGCGAGCAAGGGCGAGCTGCGGACCTTCCTCCGCGCCTTTCTCGATTCTCTCGGCTTCGCGATCGAGATGCGCGGCGGCGTCGACTTCGTCACCGTCAAGCCGGCCGAGCAGAAAGGCCCGGCGCTCGAACTGTTTGTCTACCGGCCAAAATACCGCGATCTCGCCTACCTGACCGAACTACTCAGGCCGCTGTTCAAGAACGGCTCATTCACCGTCAACCGCACGGTGCGCGCCGCGCCGGGCAATGCGTCGAGCACGCCAGCGCCGTCCGGCACCGCTGCGGCACTGATCGACCAGAAAAGCGACGTGATGGTGTTCCAGGGCACGGCGGCCGAGATCGACATGCTCAAGCGTGTACTGCCACAAGTCGATACTGCGATGGGAGAGGTGCTAGTGAAGGGCGTGGTGTACGAGGTGTCGACCGGCCAGAACGAGGCGTCAGGCTTCCAGCTCGCGCTGTCTCTGCTAGGCGGCAAGCTTGGTGTGACGATCGGTACACCGCCCAAGGGCGACAATGCGATCACCCTCAAGACCGGCGCGATCGACGCCGCGATCGGTGCACTGGCCGGCGATTCGCGCTTCAAGGTGGTGTCGACTCCGTACCTGCGGGTCAAGTCCGGCCGCAGCGCCTCGCTGACGGTGGGACAGGACGTGCCGGTGCTCGGGTCGGTGTCCTATCCGCAGGGCGGCGGCACGCCGGTGCGCTCGATCGAGTACAAGTCATCCGGTGTCATCTTCAACATCGCGCCCCAGGTGCGCGACCGCACGATCGACCTCGAGGTGTCGCAGCAGGTGTCCAACTTCGTCAAAACCGAGACCGGCGTCGATGACTCGCCGACCCTGATCAAGCGCGAGCTCCGCACCCATGTCTCCGCCCTGGACGGCGAGCTGATCGTGCTCGGTGGCCTGCGCGACGAGAAGGACAACGCCAGTCGCACCGGGCTGTCCTTCCTGCCCGACTTCCTGCGCGCCCGCTCCAGCAGCAGCAACCAGACCGAGATCCTGCTGATGCTGCAACTGACCAAAACGGCCAGCTAGCTCCGCTGGAAACCGGGATGGGCAAGGATTACTGGTGTTTATGCGTGAATGCCTGGTTGACCGATGCGCAGAGGGGCCAAGGCATGCCCCATCCTCGGTTCCTGGGCGATCTGCCCGAGCAATCCACGCATAAACACCAATAATTCCGCGCGACCTTCCTGGTCCGACTTTCCTTCGACTTGCCCACCCCGCGCGACACGGCGCCGGCTGGCGTACCGCAGCGCGCGAGCGCGAGGAACACACAGCCGGAGCCAGATCGCGCTGGCTTGCCTTGTCGACGGCCGGCACCACTCCCCACGAGCGGAGAAACGGTCAAGGGTGGCCGTAGGCCACTCGTCTTGCCCTTGACGGCTTCGTAGCGACCCCACGCTCACTCGGAGGGCTGGGGTGGCCGTTCACCCCAGCCCCCGAGGATCAAACGCGATCGTTTGTGGGGCTTGGGCAAAGCCCAAGAAGTCCAAGCAACTATAGATCATAGTCCGCATGTAGATGACAGGCCACAGGATGTGACGAAGAACGTGTTTTCCGACAAATTTTGTGCGAAACTCAAGAAAACAGCCACTTTGGCGAGACGGAAACATC